TCACATTGCCCCCAGCATGGTTGTGACAATCGCCAGCAGCGGCGCCGTAAGGTCCGGATCGATCCTGAACATTTCGAAAATCCCCTCGCCTAACTCCTTCAGTTTTTCCTTCTTCGGTGCATCGAGCATCAGAGCTTGCTTCGCCTCACTTACCTCTTTTTCCAGCCGGGCCATTCGGTAAGCAAACGAGTCGTTCTTTACGACACGGTCGCGGTATCGAAGCGGCAATACAGACATGATCGCGGGCACCAGCTGTTCGACGTTCTTTCGGTACGATGCGGACTCTTCTTTGTTGTCGAGCCAGCGGAACAGCTTCACGTTCCAGACATCTGCCTGGCCAGACACATCCACGCCATCAAGTTGGAGTTCTTCCGCCGCTTCTTGGATTTGAAGCGCAACAGCTACGCGCCCTTCTGCCGCTGCCCACGCCCGGACTGCAGAACAAATATCGCGATGATCAATATCCTGCGCTGCCGATTCGCTTTGATGACACTGGAATATCAGGGGATTAGAGGAAGCTCTGCTACTCTGTTGAAATGAAACAGTTTGCATAGTTAAGGCTCCTGTTTAGGTAAACCGTCTGTTGGGTTTGGGTAGAGATCTGGGCGTAGTTCATGCGGAGTTACGCCTGTCATTTTGAAAATGGGAAAAATGAAATGCGGGGGTACCACCCCGTGATCACGATTCTTCCAATGGCTTACGGACATACTTGTTACTCCAAGTGCAGTGCTTAGTTTCCTGGCAGACCCAGCAGCTCTAATTGCTTTATCAAGTGCGGACATTTTCTTTACCTTCATAATAAAAGCCAGAGTAAACCACAGATTTACACTCAATGCAAACCCGGAGTGTATTGCATGTATAAACCAAATATTTACAATGCCGATATGAGAAAAGAAGAACCCAACTTAGTATTGGTGGATCGCCTCACAGAAATCACTAACCGAGGCATCACCAAAGCAGATATGGCGCGCATAGCCGGAGTCACTCCTCAGGCCGTTAACGGCTGGTTCAAAAAAGGCGTAATTAGTAAGAAATCCGCACTTTCTATTGCAGATTCAGTAGGAGTATCGGTTGCCTGGCTTCTCGGTGAGGACGTCGGCGAAAAAAATGGCATCAAACCTGACGAACAACGATTGCTTGAGCTCTATCGCCAACTGCCTGAAGAAGAAAAGCAAAATATGCTTCGCATCTTTGCGCTTCGTCTTAAAGAACTTGATGAATTGTATGAGAAGTATATGAAAGGCCGTTTAAGAAATAATGGAGAGTGATTAACAACCTTCTATGTAGATGTCACTGATTACTCCAAAACAAACAAACACTTGAATGTCATTGCTTTCAACGTTGTCGAGATATTCCAAGCAGTGAATCGCTTCATCTGAAAAATAGATTGTTTAGTGATATAATTAAGGAACTAATTATGGCTACACAGCGTACTTCTGGAGATGTGACTTTGCCTAAGTCAATTTGTTTTTTCAACCACAAGGGTGGAGTAAGTAAAACGACTACAACCTTCAATCTAGGATGGAGCATTGCAAGCAAAGGCAAGAAAGTCTTAATGGTTGATTTGGATTCTCAGTGCAACCTAAGTGGAATGGTTCTGGGTTTTGAGAAAATGGACGAAGGCCTTGAAAGCTTTTACGAGAGTCGTGAAAACTTGACGATGGGACCAATTGTCGATTACCTCATAAATGGTGGTCAACCGGAGACTTATCTTTCCCAAGATAAAGGAAAGCTAACTCCAACATTAAATGATAATCTTTTCCTTTTACCGGGGCATTTAAGCGTCTCGGATCTTGACTCGCAAATCAGTGTTTCCCTTAAAATCGCTGCAGGTATCCCTGCAACAAGAAATATTCCTGGCAACCTTCCTAAACTGTTGCAACTTGTAGCTGCGCATAATGAAGTTGATTATATTTTGTACGACCTTAGCCCGAATGTTGGCGGTTTAAATGAAGTAATGCTTATGTCTAGTGATTACTTTATTGTCCCTACTGCTCCGGACTTCTTCTGCTGGCAAGCTGTAAGTTCACTTTCAACTAATATACTGAAATGGTATCGTGAAATCCGTAATTTCAAAGAGCAAAATGAATCGCATGCAAGTGCAGCCAGGTCGATTGGAAACAGTCCTAAATTCTTAGGGACGATCCAGCAAAGATATCGACCTCGTAACGGTTCTCCAGCGAAATCCTTTGAGAAATGGATTGATAACATTAGCCAAGCCGTGGATAACATTTTGGTTCCTCAGTTAACAGAATTAAACTGTGTTATGCCAAGAGAGAAAGTACAAGAGGCGTTAACTCAGACTGAATCAGAATTAGCGGCCTATAATCTGGCCCATATTTCTGACTTCAACTCGTTGATAGCTATTAGCCAACGTTTATCAACACCTGTGTTCTCGTTAACGAATCAACAAATTGCCGAAGCAGGTCAATTTGGTCATGCATTAAACACCATGCGGGAAAGCCGTGACCAATTTGCTTATCAGTTCGACAAGTTAGCCGACCGTATTCTTATTCTCACTGCATAATTTACTAACCCGGCCCAGGCCGGGTTTTTTTTACTCTGAACCGCTAAGCAAAATCCATCCCTCATTTCCTCCCTCCTGAGCTCAATATCTTTTGCCTTCCTCATATCGTTATCTTCACAAAAATCGAAATGTAAACTGTAGATTTACACCCATGACAAACTTGTGATTGACACAATTGTAAACCAGTGATTTAATCAATATCACCAAGACGCACTACAAACCACCAAGGCAGGACGCCCACGAAGTAGCCGCCGACGGCATACGAATAGTCGGATGAGGTGGAGAGATTAACGCGCATCAGGTGTAAACGTTCCGCTGGCCGGCGATAAGGCAAACGAGGGTGAGAATGATTGATTTCGCACGCAAACCAGGACGGCAGCAAGCCGTAAAACTTAACTTGTTCGAAGTGATTCTTCGTCGCCTGTGCTACCTGCTGGCGCAAAAGGGGAATCCAGATGTGTAACTCAACGAAATGCGGGTACTGCGGCAAGCCGGTTGAACCGGAGAAAGTAGTCAAAAGTACCCTTCTCTATCGCAACGGCTCACAGCTGGCGCGCAAAGAAAAAGAATACTGCTCTGAACGTTGTGCTTCGCACGACCAGATGGCCCACGAGGCATAACGTAAAAGCCGCGCAAGGCGGCCCGTACGTCCGGTGCTCCCGACCAAAGTTACACCGGAAAACTACTAAAAAAACCAAAGTTCACCCAATGGGCGCTATCTCTGGCCCGGGGATCTTACATCCAAAAAAGAGGATCTCACATGGAATTTTTCTATGTAGTTAAGGCTACGCAGAAATCTGGCAAAGAAGACGCAGTGATTTGGTTCACTGCTAAATCAGAAGCCCGTGCCAACCTGCAGCTCGATGTTGAGCTGGAAGATGCCGGTATTGAAACCGGCCGCGGTAAGGATTATGCCAAACCGGTTCGCACCGATTTCCCGGTATATAACGACCTCCCGGAAGAAAGCACCGTGGATTACACCTGGTGCAAACGCTACGAACTGCAGGACGATGGACGCACCTGGCTGCCAAAGGCTGGCGCTGAGTCGACTAGTGCCGTGGACAACACTGCCGCACCGGAGACGTCCGTTAATGTCGAAACCACCGTCGAGAGTGTCCCGGTTGAAAACCGCACTCCAGCGGTTCGTTATGCCGTCCACCTGACCAGCGACAAATACCAATCACATATCACTAAAGAGCAGCAGCTGGCGGCCAGCGAAATGTCTCTGGATGAAGGCAACACTTATCTCCAGAACCTGCTACAGGCGAAGAACGGCATTCCTGAAGTTGCCGAACTCAGCCTGAACGCTGAGTGGAAACTGGTTCAGGCGATTAAGCAGGTATTCGCGCCAGATGAGGCGCACGAAACTGAAATTATTGCTGCATTCATGGCTGACTGGACGAGAGCAGATGCCGGCGACCGCAATCAGTTAGTTGAAGAGTGGAGAAGCGGAAAGCTTGCTCTTCTCAAATCAGAAATCACCAGCGACGCCGATGTTACAACCGATCAGGTTCCAGAACCCGAAAACGGTATTCAGATTGACGAGAATGATGACGAAACCACACGTTATCCGGTCGTTCGTATGCCCTTCCGCAAGCAGCTACTCGCTCAGTTCACCGCCGACGAACTGCGCCACCACTTAACCCGAGAAGAGTACGAAGCTATCAGCGCGCTGGAGATGGACACTGACAACGGCTATGTCCAGAACCTGTTGCTGGCGGCAGAAAACTGCGAAGAGGTTAAGGGTTACGATACCAAAGACCTGTGGCGCTACACCGACGCCATTCGCAAGGTGTTCAGCCAGGAGAAGCGTCACGAACTCGCTTTGGTTCTCCGATTCACCCGAATCTGGGCGGCAACTGATTATATCGATCGCGGTATTCTCGTTCGCGAATGGGCAGCCGGTAATCGTATCAGTAATGTTCAGCGCACTGATTCTGGGACCAATGCAGACGGTGGCTACGTAACGGATCGCGGCGAAGGCGCGCATCACACTCTGGACACCCTCGATCTTGAGATCGCATGCGCCCTACTGCCTATGGACTTCCACCACTTCGAAATTCCTTCGAGCGTGTTACGACGTGCCAAAGAAATCGTGGCGAAGAAAGAAGAACCATGGAAATCATGGAGCGCCATCCTGCGTAATCAGCCCGGCATACTGGCGGTGAACCGTGCGGCAATCTTCAATCTGATCCGTATCGCACCAGAGAACATCCACCACACGCCAGCGGCTCATCTTGAGTTTGTGAATAAAACCATGACGGCTGAGTTTAACTCTGCTGTGGAGTTACTGCCGTTACCAGCTCCTGCTGTTGAGACCGAAGCCCAAGTTGAACAACCGAAGGTTGCAAATCTCGGCAGCGGCATGTTCTCCATCGAAGGCCTGATGGGTGGAAATACCGATCCAGTCATCAATACCACCTCAAATGAAGTCGAAAAAATGGAAAACACAGCGGAGACTACCAGCGATGTGCAGATGGAAACGGCTAAGCCAGAGAAAGACGAAGATGTTGGTTCGGTACCACCGGGCGAAAGCATTGATGCAGCTAATTCGCAGACAGATTCTGTAGAAGCAGACCAGTTGCAGGAAACAACAATTGACGTTCAGGAATCGAACCCAGAAGTGGAGTTCCCTGCAGACTTCGAACCTGGCCGATACGAAGGCCTACCGAATGACGTTTATCACGCTGCGAACGGCATTAGCTCAACCCAGGTGAAAGATGCCCGCGTCAGCCTGATGTACTTTAACGCGCGCCATGTGGCTAAAACCATCCCGCGAACAGCATCCAAAGTGCTGGATATGGGAAATCTGGTGCACGCTCTTGCACTGCAGCCGGAAAACCTCGAAGCAGAGTTCAGCGTAGAACCTGAGATCCCGGAGGGTGCTTTCACCACCACCGCAACCCTGCGCGAGTTCATCGACGGGTACAACGCCAGCCTGCCGGCACTACTAAGCGCTGACGAGATCAAAGCGTTGCTTGAAGAACATAACACATCCCTTCCCGCTCCAGTGCCGCTTGGCGCGAGCCTGGAAGAAACGGCTCAAAGCTATATGGTTCTCCCTGCTGAGTACCAGCGTATTGAAGAAGGCCAGAAGCAAACGGCAACGGCAATGAAGGCATGCATTAAAGAGTACAACGCCACCCTGCCCGTGCCGGTTAAAACCAGCGGCAGCCGCGATGCGCAACTCGAGCAATTAGCGATCATCAATCCTGATTTGGTGGCACAGGAAGCGCAGAAACCGACACCTCTGAAAGTGTCCGGTACCAAAGCAGACATGATCCAGGCAGTTAAATCAGTTAAGCCCGATGCCATATTCGCCGACGAACTGTTGGATGCCTGGCGCGACAACCCTGGCGAAAAGATTCTGGTTACCCGCCAGCAGCTGGCCACAGCGCGTGCAATTCAGTCTGCACTCCTGGCGCACCCGACCGCCGGCATGCTGCTGACACATCCAAGCCGCGCCGTTGAAGTGAGCTACTTCGGTTTCGACGACGAAACCGGATTAGAAGTGCGTGTACGCCCTGACCTCGAGATTGAACTGGACGGCGTGCGCATCGGTGCTGACCTGAAAACCATCAGCATGTGGAATGTGAAGCAGGAAAGCCTGCGCGCCAGGCTGCACCGGGAAATCATTGATCGGGACTACCACCTCAGTGCGGCTATGTATTGCGAGACCGCGGCGCTGGACCAGTTCTTCTGGATTTTCGTCAACAAAGACGAGAACTACCACTGGATCGCCATCATTGAGGCGTCCACCGAACTGCTGGAACTGGGCATGCTCGAGTACCGCAAAACGATGCGCGCCATCGCAACCGGATTCGACACGGGCGAATGGCCAGCGCCGATCACTACCGATTACACCGATGAACTGAACGACTTCGACCTGCGCCGCCTCGAAGCGCTGCGAGCTCAGGCATAAGGGGAATGATGATGGAAAACATGAATATCGTAACTGCTGAGCAGCAGGCTCCAAACACTATCTCTGCCAGCAACTCAATTTTCAACGTTCAGGCACTGGGTCAGTTGCAGGCTTTCGCCGGGCTGATGGCCCAGTCTGTCGTTACAGTACCAGCGCACCTGGCAGGAAAGCCTGCGGATTGCATGGCGATAGTTATGCAAGCCATGCAGTGGGGCATGAACCCTTACGCGGTGGCGCAAAAAACGCATCTGGTCAACGGCCAGTTGGGTTACGAAGCGCAGCTTGTTAACGCCGTTATTACCAGTTCCAGCGCCATTCATGGCCGTTTTCATTATCGCTACGGCGGCGACTGGGAACGTTGCACCAAAACCAAAGAAGTGACCCGTGAAAAAATGGGTAAGAACGGTAAGTACACCGTTACCGAACGTGTTCGCGACTGGACTGATGAAGACGAAGAAGGTCTCTATGTTGAAGTCGGAGCAATTCTTCGTGGGGAAAGTGAAATCACCTGGGATAAACCTCTTTACCTGTCGCAGGTGGTTACTCGGAATTTGCCGCTGTGGGTTTCAAAGCCCGACCAGCAAATAGCCTACCTCGGCGTGAAATATTGGGCGCGCTTGTACTGCCCACACGTGATCCTAGGCGTTTACACGCCTGATGAGATTGAGCAGCCCACCGAAAGGGAAATTAATCCGGCACCAGCTCAGAAAATGAGCCTGGCTGATATCAAAGGTGAAAATGTAGTAAACACGCAGGATTCTCAGGAGCCATCTGTAAATATCGACACTATGGCCAAGGATTTCCGCGACCGTATTGAAGCCGCTCAGGATGTGGATAGCGCCAAAGCGCTGCGTGCCGACATTGAAACCGCGAAAGCTACGCTGGGATCCGCACTGTTCACCGAGCTGAAAAACAAAGCCGTGAAGCGTTACTACTTGGTGGATGCACGCAACAAGGTGGAAGCGGCGATCAACTCCCTGCCCCAGCCCGACGAGCCGAATGCCGCTGACCGATTCGCGGAAGCCGAGCGCGTGCTGGCATCTTCAAAGCGTCACCTGGGCGACGAGCTGCACGATCAGTTCAGCATCACCCTGGCGGATATGAAACCGGAATACGTGGACTAAGGGAGGCGGGAGGGTCCGCCCTCCCGGTAACGATATGAGCAAATCATTAAATGCACGCTGTATCCGCCGCTGGGAAGTTGAGTTCAAAGGCCTATGTGATTCGAAGGTGAGCCCGTGGTGGCATAAACGCGATCTCCGCGGCTATATCCGCGAATGCGCCCTGACAACTGCTGACTGCATGATAGAGAACCTGGCCTATAACAACGCAATGCATGATTTTTTTGCTGAAAACGGCGATGACGGTGGCTGGTCTCCAGAGTTCTCGGCCTGGTACGACATCAGCCGTCGTGAACAGTATCGGAAAGAAGCACTGAGCTACCTCAATGAAGAGGCCAGCACCGACGAGATCGACGAAGAGATTCAGAACGAGCTGGAGGCCTGGAATGACTGAGCGCGGGATGATTTTTAACGGTGAGATGGTGCGCGCATTGCTCGACGGCCGGAAGAAGCAGACGCGCAGGATTATTAAGAACTGCACGGTCGGAAGAGACCAAATTTCAAGATTCATTCAGATCGGGAAGAAGTTTATCGGCTGTTACCCCGAAGATGTACCCGAATTAATCAGGGAATGCTGCCCGTACGGAGTACCAGGCGATCGGATATGGGTTCGAGAGGCGTTTCGTGTGTATAGCCGTGCTACAGACCTAGCCACTCTGGTGTACAAAGCCAGCGAGCGAAACTCCTGGACGGAGCAAAGCCACCGAGTGCCAATATCTGTCTGCAATAAACCAGCAACTCCTGATAAGTGGACACCATCCATCCACATGCCGCGCTGGGCGTCTCGCATCACGCTGGAGATTACCAGCGTTCGGGTAGAGCAGTTAAAGAGCATCAGCGAAGAAGAGGCACGATCAGAGGGTGTTGCCCGATTGCGTGAAGGTTTTTGGAAACATTACCAGCCGGGCTGGACGCAGCACCAGCTAAGCGCCAGAGGTTCTTTCGCTACGCTCTGGGATTCCATTTACGGCTTTGGTGAATGGGATAGAAATCCTTGGGTCTGGGTGATCGAGTTTAAGCGTATCGAAGGAGATGGCCATGCGACTGATTAATCGAGGCAGTAAGCAATCCCCTTTGGCGCGTCAGGCATGCGACATCGCGCTGGCAGCCCACCAGCAAAGATACGGCGACTATGGGCGCAGCAAGATGAAAGAGACGTATACGGTGAAGGTTGAAGGCGTGAAGGTCTGGGTGGAGGTGGTGAACCGCAAGGCGAGCTATGTGGCCACGGCAATGACAGGCATGCGCCGCTTGCGTTCCTTACCCGGGCAGGTTGCCTGATAACAATTTATCAACGTCATAACACCGGCACTTATATACTCGTGCCGGTTACCTGAGGTGAACTATGTCGCAGGTAATTTACGATTCTGAATGGGGCGTTGCTTCAAAACTAAAAGAGAAGACAGGCCTCACAGATCGTCAGATTAAAAGCTATCGCCAAACCCTCTGGGTCGAAGGTGTTCATTTTAAGAGAATCCCATTGGATGGAAGCAGCTCCGAAGAGCGAGGACTAGTTTGGTACAACATCCCAAACATTAACAGGTTTGTGAAGGAGGCATAATGGCTGCAATGCCAACGGGTGTTGAGATCCACAACAATAAAATACGAATAAGTTTCAAGTTTCACGGTGTCAGATGTCGAGAAACATTGAAGGGATGGATCGTAAATGCTTCAAATATCAAAAAAGCTGGGAATCTAAGGGCCAAAATTGTTGGCGAGATTCAGCTTGGCACTTTTGACTACCGGGGCGTGTTCCCGGAGTCAAAGGTAGCAGCAAAGTTTTATACATCTAAAAATATTACGACGTTCGCTGACCTTGCATCAACCTGGTATGAAAACCATAAAATCGATCTCTCCCCCAATGCCACGAGAAGCTATGGGATAGCTGTAAGAACGTTAACGAAACTAATCGGCCCTGAAACGCTGGTTGCATCCATCACCAACAGCAACATTCTGGGCTGGAGAAAGGAATTACTGACTGGCGAGACTAACTACGCACCCGAAAAGAGGAGAAACAAAACCGGCCGCGCCGTTAGAACAGTAGATTATTATCTGGCCATCCTGCGACAAATCCTCGACTATGCGGTTAAAAATAAAGTCATTTCATATCAACCATATGTCGGGATAAAAAGGCTCCGCAAAGGGCAAACAAAACCAGATCCGCTGCTGAGATATGAGTTTGAGCAGTTGAAAGAGACTGCTCCGGCTCAGCAGAAAAACATGTGGCAATTTTTAGCTTACACCGGCGTTCGGCCCGGGGAGCTTTGCGCTCTTGCCTGGGAAGATATCGATCTTAATTCCGGCGAAGCTACGATTGCACGCAATCTAACTCAGGAAGGTTTGTTTGGACCACCCAAAACCGAAGCTGGATATCGGACGATAAAGTTACTGGAGCCGGCTCTGGAGGCTTTGCGAGCTCAAAAGGAGCTAACGGGGAGTGCCCCTAAGGTACCAATCACTTTCCACCACCGGGAGTTCGGGAAAACGGAAACGCAAAAGCTGCACTTTGTGTTTATGCCTCGACCTCAGAAAGGCAAGCAGGCTGCATATTATTCAGTCAGCTCAATTGTGTCACTATGGGATATTACGGTAAGACGATCGGGCATTCGCCGCAGACGCCCCTATCAGCTGCGTCATACATACGCATGCTGGATGTTGTCGGCAGGTGCTAATCCTGCTTTTATAGCGAATCAGATGGGTCATGAGAATGCAGAGATGGTCTTCCATGTATACTCTGCGTGGATAAATGCTCTTGATAGCGATCAGGTATCATTTCTGAATCAGCGCTTTGGCGGATATGCAAATGCCCCTATAGTGCCCCTGAAGGTAAAAACAAAGTAGTTAATCACCTGATTTCCCGGTGATATTTAATGAAAAAGCTGTATATCCCTTAACTTGACAGCGATTCATCAGCACCTGCTTCAACCGCTTGTTTCTTTAAGGCTTCGATCTACTGTTCAATTTTGCGGGTCCGTTCCCGGGTGGCTTAGAGCACATTCATAAAGAATGTGGTGTACATTATCTTTTGCCAACACTTAGGCCTGCTTTCAAGCCCGGCGTCGGCCCTGTAACATCAGAGACCGCGGCAGGAAAGGTGCCTGTCGCAGATGTTTTTTGCTGCCTAGAAGTATCGCCCGCCTGGATGCATCTGTTGAAGTGCTGCTGGTACGAGTGCATCGACAACGGGCACATCAATGACCTCGCCATCCTCTCCGTTTTCAATCAGCGCCAGGTTCGCTTCAAATTCTTGGAGGAAGATGTTATCTGTAAATTCAGCGTCGCTCATTTCTCATCCCCCTGTATCGTTCAGCTCACGAAAGTACATAATAAAAAGCCCCCTGGAATGGGACGACTCTGCGGCAGGCTCTCAAAGATAAGCCCGTCTATCGGGCAAAACGCAAAAACCCGCACAAGGCGGGTAAAATAAGCATTAAGGCTATAATTAGAATTTTCGTCCTACGTTTGTAGAAAATAAAGCTCTTTACAAGTTCTCATCTTCCATTGCCAAAGGAATAACATACTTGGCTTTAATATATTTGGATGCTGATTCAATTTCTGGAAACAAGCTTCTGGAATTTATATTTAGCTTATCTAATTCTTCTAATATTTTTGACTTACTGGCACCAGGTATGAGGATTTGATTGATTTTTAATCCATTTGAGCTTTGAGGTGAATCGTATTTTAATAGTCCAGCCGTCATGAAAGCGCCGGACTGAGCTATAACACGCCTGTTGTTTTTTGTAGGATAAACAAAAAAATACCTAAATAAATCTGACCGTTTAACTTCATTGGTGAAATAAGGTTTTTCGCCTTTAACGAACCCTAACAATCGTTTAATTTCATCAAGCTTTCTAAAGTTAGCAACTGCGAGGTTTTGTTTTTCTTTAAGCGCTTTTTTTTCCTCATCAGACAAGCGTGTAAGGTTACTAATCAGACTAATTGTATCGCTGTCGGAAAATTTAACCCGCGAAGACTTAAAGCTTATTATATAAACCTTACCATCTGCTAACTCTTCTTTTCCCCCTTTAAATTCGCAACAGGCAAAATATAATGCCACCAGCGGATTTAATGATACATCTACCAATCTTGTGGGTAATCCGTAATGCTGCGCCCTTACTAATTTGTCAAACATAAATCTGTCATTATTAAATTCGTTTGGAGCTTCCAGCATTAACTCTCTAAATATTTCATTCTCAGCATTATCCTTATACCCTCTGGATATTGAAGGTTGAAGTAACCAATCTGACTTTGATTGTCCACGATAACAAGTTACTGCAAAACCTTCTTTTTCATCGTCATCTATACTTATATCAGTTTCATTCATCAACTTGTTCTGATCAAAAATCAACCGCAAATAACCATTAACACTGTTGATTTTATTTAAGGGTGTGTCTTTAGAAGTAACCAT